AATTATTTAAAAAGGCATATCGTTGCCTTGTTTTTCTTCTACCGTTTTAGCAGGAGTAAAATCATTCCATGCTACATATAAATCTTGTCCTGCCTTTAAAGGCTTTTGAAGTTTACCCATAGTAAGATTTAAAAATTTTCTATCACCTACCTTTTGAATACAATTAGGATTCTCTGCAAGTTTATTTAAATCAATTTGTAGATTATAAAAGTCTCCATATTTTCCAGTCTTTGTCCATCCACTACCTAAATACAATTTGTTGTTTTTCATTATTTTAAAAGTTTATTATTATTATTATTATACTTCTTACCAGTTGCACAATAGTAAGCAATCTCACTTGCTACATCTATTACGTCATCAACGGTAACATCATTATGTCCTTGCTCTGATTTGATTTTAAAATAATCAATTGAAGCCTTGATTGAACTCTGTCTAATTATACTTTTTTGTACGTCTTCCATCATAAATCAATTCTTAAATTTCTTATAAATCCCACCTTTGCAAGTTTCTTTAATTCTGATATTTTAAAGCTATCAGGATTGTTGAATTTATTATACATTGTCATTAATGTAACATCAACCTTGTTAGCTAATTTTTGCTTGTCTAGTTTCATCTCCTTGAGACGACCCTCTAATATTTCTTTAGTTAACATAAAACAAATTTATAAAATTATTTTTAATTATTATAATTTTTTTTTAAATTTATTTTTATAATTAGTAATTCACTTATTACAATGTAATTACTATTATTTTTTATTAATAAAAAATAATTAATTACTATGTAACTAATTACAATGTATATAATAAAATAATAAAAAAATGCAATTAACAAAAGAGAAAATAGAAAAATTTATTAACGAATTTGAAAAAGATGCTACAACTGTTAAATGGATAGAATCAGTTAACAATAGAGGTAAGTATCAAAGAGACCTAGATAAAAGTTTTTACGAATATGTGCAATCAACTATAAATAAATTATGTAAGTTGATAGTATTAATTAGCACCACTCAAAATAGTGGTGATTTAATAATTAATAATATTCAGAAAGAACAAGAAAAATATATTACAATAATTGACGATTTAGAAACAACTATAAAAAAAATAAATAATGCCGATAAAAGTTAAAGATTTTGATGACATACTAAAAAAGGATTATAATAAAAATGCTTGTAAAGAAGTATTTGTAAAAGACATAAAAGATAAATTGTTTTCTTATTTTGAAGATGGCTACCCTATGGGAGAGACATCACATATAAAAGGATTGGACGAAAATTTCAGATGGCGTAAAGGATTTCTTTATTGCTTTAGTGGATACCCTCAAAGTGGTAAGTCAGAGATATTAAATTATTTAAGCATTTTAAGGGCATATCATTATGGTGATAAGGTTATGATGTACTCACCTGAAACAAACACCGCAGAGTTAGTTCTAAACCTTTGTCAAGCATATCTAGGAAAGAATGTTAACCCTAACTATGCAGAAAAATGTACGGAAGACGAAATGAATGATGCAATAGACTTTATTGGAAATCATTTTGCTTTTCTAGAAAATAACGATGAGATGCCTACAATAAATTCATTAGTAGATAAATTTGAGGAATACACAGAGAAAGGTTATAATAATTTTATTGTTGACCCACTAAACTGGGTAGTAGAATCTAATTCAGGAGAATCAAATATGTATCAGTATTTAAAACTTACACTTACTATTTTAAAACAATTTGCAAAAAAGACTGATAGTATTATGACATACGTTGAACACCCTAAAACGCCTTCACCAATTAGGGGTGTTATACCAAAGGCAACGGCATTTAGTTTAGCAGGAGGAACTATGCATTTTAATAAGGTGGACTGTATGGTTGTAATGCACAGAATTAATGATGATGAGGTAGAAGATAGAGTTAAGGGTAGAGATTTAGTTGAAGGTTTACTTTTAAATCAAGAAAAACATATTAAATTTGTTGAGTTTGAAACAGTTAAAATGAAGTCTCAAAGATTAAATGGTACTTTAGGAAGTTGTTTCATACAATATGATTTAAAAACAGGTAGATATAAATAATTAATTATGACAAAAGAACAGAGTTTACAAATAATCGTTCAGGTTTGTGAGAAAGGAAACAAAAGTGGACTTTTTACATTATCTGAATCTTCATTAGTTTTACAGGCTTTAGAACACTTTGGTGTAACGCCACCAAAAGCTGAAGAATTAGAACAAGATGAAGTACAGGAAACAGAAGCGAAAGAAGTTAAAGACTAGATACATATATTTAGATAATAACAATGAAATACTTGGCACTACAGACAATGTGTGCCAAACAATGATAAACCTTTTTAATGCGTTTAGAGATAATCGTAATAGAAAGGTTTTTTTTGAAATGGACAAGTCAAGAAAAGTATATATAAATACAGAACAGACATTACAATATCAAGAGATAAATAATAATAAAGTATATAAATATCAAGGAAAAGTTATAACAAGAAAAGATTTTATAATACTTTTGGGATGTGAGGAAGAATAAAAAATTATTAATAAAAGAAATTGAAGATTTTATACACGTATATAAATTAAGAGCAAAAAGAGATTATTATTATAATGATTACGATGTAAGATGCTATAAAATGATTTATGCAATTAGTGTTATTTTTCCAGTAAATAAAAAATATCATAGAAATATACCAGTAGTAGAAAAATGTTTAAGAGACTTATGGTTTCTATATTTTTATTTTAAATATAGAATTGATGGTCATGATGTGAAGTATGTAAATATTGTAAAAAAATATTCTTAATGAGAAAGACAGTAAATATAAATGAGATTATACCTAATAAAGAAAACCCTAGATTTATCTCAGATAAAAAGTTTAATAAATTAGTGCAATCAATAAAAGATTTTCCTGAGATGCTTGATAAAAGACCATTAGTAGTAGATGAAGATATGGTTGTACTCGGTGGCAACATGAGGCTTAAAGCACTACAAAAAGCAGGTATAAAAGAAATACCTATTGACATTGCCGAAGGTTGGACAGATGAACAAAAGAAAGAATTTATAATAAAAGACAATGTGGGATTTGGTGAATGGGATTTTGATATACTTGCCAACGAATGGGATACTGAAAAACTAAATGAATGGGGTTTAGATTTTGATTTTAAGATTGAACCTGAAGCAGAAGAAGATGATTACAATGAACCTGATGATTTAAAAGTTGATGTTGTTTTAGGTGATTTAATAGAAATAGGAGAACATAGATTATTATGTGGTGATAGTACAGACTCAGAGCAAGTGTCAAAGCTAATGAATGGAGAAAAAGCTGATATGGTGTTTACTGACCCTCCTTATGGAGTTAGTTATAATGGAGGTCATAATAAAAAGAAAAGAAAAGGTATTAATAACGATACATTACTTGGCAAAGATATATCTAATTTATTTAGGGATAGTATAATCACATCTTGTTTATTTAGTAAAGATTATTCACCCTATTATATATGGTATGCAAATGCTAAATCAATAGAAACATTTATTGGCTTGAATGAAACAGATATTGAAGTGAGGGCAATTATAATTTGGTACAAAATAAAAAGTGGACTTGGTGCTTTTATGTCTCAATACATACCTAATTATGAACCTTGTATTTACGGACATAAAAAAAATAATAGCATTAAATGGTATGGACAAACAGATGAAAAAACAGTTTGGGAACTACCTAATGACAATAAAAATAAATTACACCCAACACAAAAGCCAATACGATTAGCAGAAAGAGCATTAAAAAACAGTAGTAAAACAAAAGACCTTATCTATGATTGTTTTTTAGGTAGCGGTTCAACAATGGTAGCCTCTCATCAACTTTATCGTAAATGTTATGGAATGGAACTTGACCCAAAATACTGTCAAGTTATAATAGATAGAATGATAAAACTTGATTCAAACTTAGTAGTTAAAATAAATGGTAAAAAATATAATACTTTTGTAAAATGAAAAGCAACAAAATACAACATACTAAAAAGGCATTGCTAAAAGGACTTGAAAAATCTTTAGGAGTAGTCACTACTGCTTGCAAACAAGTAGGTATAGATAGAACTACATTTTATAGGTATTACAAAGAAGATAAAGAGTTTGCTAGTCAAGTAGATGATTTAAGTAATGTAGCAAAAGACTTTGCAGAGAGTCAATTATTTAAACAAATACAAGGTGGTAACCCTACCTCTACAATATTTTATTTAAAGACTAAGGCGAAAGACAGAGGCTACATAGAAAGAAGGGAATACGATGTGAATGGTTCAGTAGAAAGCAAATTGATTACATGGAAACCAGCAGGAAAAAAGAAACAATAGAATGTAATGTTCAGTTTTATCAAACTATAAATACAGATAAAAGAATAGTCATACATCAAGGTTCATCAAGAAGCGGAAAGACATATGCACTTTGTCAATATATTATATACTTATTAACAACAAGAAAAGATAAACTTGTAATAACTATTGCAAGAAAAACCTTACCTGCTCTTAAAGGCTCTGTCTATAGAGACTTTATAGAGATAGCACAAAAGGTAGGTATATATAATTTCGCAGAAATTAATAAAGCAGAATTGACATTTAAATATAAAAAGCATTTAGTAGAATTTATATCTCTTGATAATGAGATGAAAGTAAGAGGTAGAAAACGAGATATATGTTGGTTAAATGAAGCAAACGAATTTTATTTATCAGACTTTGAGCAGTTAGCACTTAGAACAAGTGAGAGAATATTATGTGACTTCAATCCGTCAGATGTTATTCATTGGCTTTATGATATTAGTAACCGTTCAGATGCTGAGTTATTTATTACAACATTTGAGGATAATGCTTTCTTAGATGAAGAAATAAGAAAAGAAATACTAAGAATGAAAGAAACAGATACCGATAGATGGCGAGTATTTGGTTTAGGATTAAGGGCAAACTTTAAAACTGGTGCAATATTTGATAACTGGCAATGGATAGATTATAAAGATTTTTTAAATAAAGAACATTGTGAAGTTGCTTATGCAATGGATTTTGGATTTTCAAATGACCCTACCACAATAATAGAGATTAGAAGAAAAAATGATAGGCTATATGTAAATGAATTATTATATAAAAAAGGATTAACTAATCAAGACATTTATCAAGAGATTAAAAATCTAAAATTAGAAGAACAAATATTTATATGCGATAGTGCAGAGCCAAAGAGTATTGAAGAGTTAAAGAGACTAGGCTTATATGCTAAACCATCACAAAAAGGAAAAGATAGTATTTTAAATGGCATACAAACTATAAAAGAGTATACAGTTTTTGCTTCTAAGGAAAGCAAAAATCTATTTACTGAATATCAATATTACGTTTGGGAATCTAATAAAGACGGACAAAGAATTAATAAGATAAAACAAAATGGTCAAGACCATTTAATGGATGCGTTCCGTTATGGTGTGACAACTGGCTTAGCTAGGTCAAGAGATTTTATCATAGTTTAAATAAATTTAGTATTTTTGAAAATAAATTCTATTTATGGCAAGTTTTCTCCAAAGATTAAGAAACGGATTAAAAGCATTTAATTCTCAACAGACGAATGAATCGTACAATAGATTCATTTATAACTTTATGGGTGACAATACAATTTCTAATAATCAATATAATGAAGATTATATAGAAAAAGGTTATGCTTACAATCCCACAATATATTCATTAATTCAATTAATATCTAAATCAGCAGTAACAGTACCTTATAATATTTATAGAAAAGTTGATGACGGTGCATTAAAAGAATACAAAGCCTTAACATCAAATAGCTTAAATGAAGAATCAGTATTAAAAGCAAAGCTATTAAGAAAGCATACACTAGAACAAGTTGAACATTCAGCACTTGGTAAGTTATTAGAAAGACCAAATCCTGCACAATCTTGGGCAGTATTTCTTGAGGAACTTATTGGTTTTGGTAAACTAACTGGCAATAGATATGTATATGGAATCTCTCCTGAAAACGGTGAGAACAGAGACATATATTATCAGTTATATAATCTACCTGCACACTTAATAGAAATAAAATCAGACGGAATATTTAAGCCAGTATCAAAATATACTATGATGTATAATGATAATAGATATGATTTAACTGCTGAAGAAGTATTACATATTTCAGATTTTAATCCTGATTATTCTAGTAATGGCTCTCACTTATATGGTCAATCTCCAATCCAAGCAGGCATGAGGGTATTAACAACAAGTAATGAAGCGGTAGAAACTAATTTAAAATTCTTACATAATCAATCTGCTAGAGGAATGTTAACTCCTGATGATGACCAATTAACACCGACTCAAGCACAACAAATGAAAGACGCTTTCAGAAGAAATTATCAAGGAACTAAATCAGCTAATGATGTAATGATTACAGGAAAGAAATTTAGTTGGGTGAACTTTGGTCTATCAACTTCTGATTTACAATTATTAGAATCTTATAACGCTACCGTTAAAGATTTATGTAACATATATGGAATACCAGTTCAATTATTAAATAACACAGAATCAACTACTTATGATAATTACAGAACTGCTAGAAAGGTTTTATTTACTAACGCAGTAATTCCTGAATTAAATAAAATAAGAGATGAGTTTAATAGGTGGTTAGTACCTATGTTTGGTGAAGATTTATATTTTGATTTTGATTATAGTGCCGTTCCTGAGTTAATGCCTGAACAAGAAAAGTTAGTAGATACTCTTTCAAAGTCATATTGGTTAAGTGCAAATGAAAAAAGACAAGCACAAGGGTATGGTGTAGATGAAGAAAATCCAGTAATGGAAGATTATTTAGTGCCGTCAAACCTTATTCCTATATCAGATTTAGATATGGGAGTCTCTGATAACGTAGAGTTTCCAGTAATAGAAGAAGAAGAAGAAGTTATTGAAGAAGATGTTATTGAAGAAGTAATTGAAGAAGAAGAGCAAAAATCTAAAAATATTAAAGCAATTAGTGATGAGGTATATGCTACTGAAGAAGAAGCATTAGACAGAGCAAAAGAAATTGGTTGTGATATTGCGCATTCACATGATACAGATGAAGGTACTATTTATATGCCATGTGCTAATATGACAGAATTAGATGAGGCTTTAAAAATAAATAAACAAGAATATTATGATGATTACCCTAAATCAGCTAGAAAAAATGCTGAAAAAAGTAAATCTATAAATGAGGAATTTAATAATCCTTGTGCTACTTTAGTAGGCAAAGGTCGTGCTACAGATTTAATTGCAGGTAAAAGAATGTCATTATCAATAGTTAAAAAAACATTTGCATATCTATCACGTGCGCACGAGTATGTTACTGGTGACTATATAGATGAAAAAGGTAAACCAATTTGTGGTGATATATCTTTTGCTCTTTGGGGTGGTAATATTAAAACGTCAAAAGTAGAAGACGATGCAATGTGGAAATGGTGTAAACGTATAATTGATAAAAGTGAAGAATAATGCCATTACCAAAACCGAGAGCAGAAGAATCTAACAATCAATTTATTAGTAGGTGTATGATAGATGATGTGATGACATCAGAATATCCACAAAGAACTCAGAGGTATGCCATTTGCAATAACTTATTATCTCAAAAAACATTAGAAACTAAACAAGCACAAAGAAATATATCTAAGGAATTTGTTAAACAAATTAAAATAGCACAAAAGAAAAACTATCCTATTGTGTACGAATATTATATTAAAAATTATACTCGTGCTATGGAGTATTATAAGATAGAAGATACTGCTACGAATCAAAACTTTAATACTTTATTTAAAGAAGATGAAATGGTAGAGATGTATAAGCAGATGTACAGACAAACTGGATTACGTTTTTTTATGTGGTACAGAAAACACTTTAAATTATTTGTAGAAAAACTTAGTGAATTTGAGATACAAAGATTGTTAGATAAAATAGAAAGAGGACAAAAACTTACACG